GGACATGCTGCCGTCGCCACCGTAGGGCTGCCAGCCGCTCATCGAGCCCGACGTGTCGATCGCCACCACGATGCGCTTGTTGGTGGGCTCGACGTTGCCGAAGGCCGTGTAGAAGGCGGCGTTGAGGGCGTCAATAACGGGCTGCACCGGGGTCCACCGGCCCTTGCCGCGGTCGCCGTGACCCTGAGCGTAGGTGCGCAGGGCTAGGAGGATGGCAAAGGGGTGCACGCGCGACTTCTGGATACGCGTCGGCGAGCCCAGCAGCTCCAGCGTGCGCTTGGTGCCGTCCGACAGTGGCGCGATGACGCCGGCCTTGGTCAGGTTGCCTAGGTTGCGGATCAACGCGAACACCGGCATGTCCTGAAGCAGGGCCTCCCAGACGGCGGGGTCGTGCAGGTGCTCGGGCTTCACGGCCTCGCGGGGCAGGCGGTACTCGCGAATGAGGCGCGCCGTCTCCTTGGCCGTCATGGCCGCCTGAGCGTGCTCGAAGCCCACCACGACCGGGGGCGCCAACCAAGCCTCGTCACTGGGCTTGCCGGCGGCCCAGCCCAGCAGGGGGCGTGGCGTGGCGTGCGCGAGGCGCAGCATGTCGCGGTGGGTCCAGCCGTTGCGCTGGCGGTACTTCACGAGCTGGTAGCCCAACCGATCGTCGGGCAGGCTCTTGTACCACTCGTCCACCGCACGCCGGGCGCCACGAGACCACCCGCCGAACGTCTGGATCATCTCGGCCCAGGCGAACAGGTCGGTGCCGGTGCGCGCGACGGTGGGCAGGCTCTTGTACGCCATGCGCCGCGTCTCGACCCCAGGCGCCTTCTTGGACACGTACGCCAGCGCCACTATTGCGGCTGTATTGCGGATGGCACGACCGCGCGCCGACACCTCCACAATGCGCTGCACGAGCCGGGCACCGTTGGCGTCGTCGGCCGTCAGACGCATGAGTGCGTCGGTGGCCAGCACGGTGTGGTCGCGCTCGTTGGCGTAGTACGTACCCCCCTCGGTGCCAAGGATGAGGAATCGGTCGAGGAGGTTCCAGTCGTCGAGCTGAAAGACGTAGCCGCCCGCGGCGTTGCGAACCATCTCCGCTTCACGACCCGGGACCGGCCGGCTCTGCGGCGTGGTGCTCGGATTGAGTGCGTTGCGATACGTCTTGATGGTCATGTGTCCTTCCCCTTTGTGTTGGTGCCGAAAAAGATCGCGGATGAGATGGTGGAATCGGCCGTTTAGTGCTCTACCAACTGAGCTACAGCGTCCGAAGACACTGGCAAGACTCGAACTTGCGACCACTCTGTCCAATGCAGATAACCGACCCCGGCCGACCCGCGATCAATGAGCCGAAAGAAAACCACGGATGAGGGTTGGGTGCTGGGTTACTCCGACTGTGAGGAGGGAGCGCCGCTCAGCCACTTGCGGGACAGTCACACAGGGTGACTGACAGGATTCGAACCTGCGTAAAGGAAAAACCTTTCGATAACCAGCGTCCCGGCCGACCCGTGGTTGAAAGTGGAACGTGGTGTCACGGATGAAAAAGTGGTGACGGTTGGCACTTACGTGCCAATCCGGCGGGTATCGAAGCCCGCAAACTCAAGCGTGAAAAGCTCGTGATGTACCATTCATCTACGGTAACCGTCAGCCGGTCGACCCGTGACACTCTATTCGTGGGGTGTGGAATGTGCAAAAGATGCTGGATGAGGTGTCGCAACCGGCATTTCAAACGAATTGGCTGTTCGGTAACCGGCCGCGTCCGACCCAGCGCCGGGCACCATAGCACGTCTCGCGACGTTTGTGCTAGGTTGTCCGACCCGGGATTTGCAGCAACGCGTCCAGTCGTTGCAAGGCGAGCAGTTCGTCGTCCGTCTTGTTGCTCTTGCTTAGCCGACCCATGCCGATCATGCGCTGGCTTGGCGCCACCCGAGACCCATTGTGGACGGGGCACTTCGCGCCGATCTCGCGGACGGCATTGCCGCACTTGGGGTGCGCGCAGTTGATGCCCTTGCTACGGTGCCACGTCATGTTCATCTTCTCCGCAGTCGCAACACGGTGTGTTTGTCACCGTCACGGTGACTGGATTGGGGTTCGAGGTGGCGCTGTACCCCGAGGTCCAGGTGATGGGCGACTGGAACGGGTAGTACGGGTACGCGTAGTACGGAAGCATGTTGCCCGTGTGCCCACAGGTGGGGCACCGCCCGCAGGTGGGGCAAGGCTTAGGGGCGGGATGCACGGCTGTTTCCTCCCGCGAGATCAATGCCCGGGACTGGCCTGCCGGTGACGTGCACGGCCATCATGGCAGGTGAACCAAGTCACCGGGGTAGACAAGGTTCCACTCGTGGGGTGAACGGCGGAGCTGCGGGTTGAGCAGCTTCAGGGTGGCCAAGGACACGCCCATCTTCCCGGCGATCCCGCTGAGGGTGTTCGTGGGCGGCGCGGCCGTGACCACCACGCTGCGCCCGCCGCTCGGGTGGGGGGTGACGACGGGTGGGCCGGGTACATGCAGGACCCAGCCGACAAGGATGAGGTTGGGGTTCTTGATGATGGGGTTGGCCGCCATCAGGGCGCTCACGCTGACACGGAACCGACCAGCGAGGGCGCTCAGGGTGTCCCCAGGCTTGACCACATAGGTCTGACCCACGGGCGGTGTCAGGGGTGAGGGGTGCGTGACGGGTGCGACCGGCGGCGGCTCCACGGGAACGGGTGCTCCACCGAGGCCGTACTTGAGGAACTGGCCGAGGTCACCCTGGAACACGTCCTCGTCCACGCGGCCCGGGATGCCGGGCACGGACCCCGCGTCGGTGTCCTGCCAGACGGCCCAGAAGGGCCACCCAGAGGCCGGCGTGGGCATCGACCCCCACTGGGCCTGCCACAGCCCGTACGGGCCGCCGATGCCGTGAGGAACGTGTGCGCGCAGGAAGGATGTGGAGCCGTAGAGCATGCCCGCGGGGAAGCCGTGAGCTTGGACCAAACGATCCAAGAACCCTCGTGCATACGCGGTAAGGTCTCCGCCCCCGACCTCCAGGTCGGCAGCCACGACATCGCCGGGGCTCAGCTTCACAACGCTGGCGAAGTGGTCGGCCTCGGCGGCGGGCAGCAGGCCCAGGTCAGGGCGAAGGAAGTGGTACGCCGCGCGAGCCACGCCAGCCGCCTTGGTGCCCGCCCAGTTGGTGGCAAACAGGGGGTCGGTGAACCCTGTGCCCTCGGTCGCCTTGATGAAAGCGAACTCGACGCCGTTCTGGTGTGCCACCGCCCAGTTGATGAGACCCTGGAACTGACTGACGTCCACACCCTTGGTGAGCGTCACGGCTTGGGTGCTCCCAGGAAGCGGTCGATGCCGGCGGCGATGGCGGCGGCGGCGACCACCACGGCCCCCGCGGCGCCCTGCGCACCCTCCGGCAGCAGCGCAACGATGGCACCCCCGATGACCGAGATGGCGAGGAGCACCTGCTCCAGACCTGTCAGGTCATTGCGCCAGTTGCGCAGGAACGCCATAGCGTTCACACGCGTGTCCCCCGTGAGTGAGCCGATCCACCTAGCCTGGGAGTGTAGCACGGGTTAGAACGGATGTACTATATGGCCCAGGGATGCTGGACGCTGAAGACGCGTTGGTGGAGCAGGGCTACCGCGATCTCGTGGGCTGCTGCCTTGCGTACCTCGGATGGCCGCACGGCGGACCAGAGCTGCGGGCAGGGGAGGAGTATTACCGCAGCTCTCTTGCGCCGGCTGCGGCCTGGGGGTCGGTGGGGGGTGGGGGTGTGCCGGACCGGCGTATGCGAGTGGCGGTCACAGAGGCCGACTTGCACCGGGCGATGATGGCGCTACCCCCCATGCTCCTGACGGTGGCCCAGCTCTCCCGGACCTCACGCACGGCGCCAGGGTGGGTGCGCACCTGGGACGAGCGCCTGGGGCACCTTCACACCAACGACTGGTACGGGCACCGCGATGAGCGCCTGACCGGCTGGACCACGCGCACCCGGTCCATCGGAGTGGCGCGGATCATCGGCAACCTCGTGCACGACGCCGCGCATGGGATGGCCGGCCACCTAGGAACAAGCTGGATGAACCTGTGATCGGTGTCGACCACCCCAACCGCAAGCTCTCGGTGGAGCGGCCCGGATTCGGTCACATCTACGTCGCCCGCCTGCGGGACGGCTACACCTGGGTGGCGTGGAGCAACGACCCCCGCCAGTCCGTGGCTCGAATGCAGCCCTATTGCCCGCAGCGCCTTCACCTCGTCGCCAGCCACCTCGGCTCGGTACCCCAGGTCATTGACCTCCACGACGAGATGCGCCACGAGCGCGTCCGGGGTGATACCTGCTGGTTCCGGCCCACGGAACACACGTTCGAGATCCTGGCGAGACACGGGCTGGGTTGCACCGATGTGCAGGACCCAGGCTAAGAAGGCGCGCGTGCGGGAACCGTTGGAGAGACTGGCGATCAACCGCCCTGCAAGGTTCCCTTCGCGCGGACCTCGTGCCTCCACCCGGGCGTAGCTTCTGTTAGCCGGATCTCTGCAACGGGGCCACTGTCCGAGGACGGAACATGGTGAAGCATCCAAGTCCGGCCGAAGGGCGCGCGATGGCCACATCATATACCATTCCTGGCCATGCCACAGGTCATCACCGCCAACGACGTCGTTCTTCGCCTCATGGAGCTGGGGCGTGAGCTGGACGCAGCGATTGACACGCTCAAAGACGCCGAACTTGATGCCGTCACCAAGCGCAATGCAGCCGACTTGGCCGAGTCTCATGCCTTCGTGAACGCGGACGGCGCCATGGACATGCGCAAGCACCTCGCCAGGATTGAGGCTGCGGACGCCGAGCTGGCGGCCGTGATCGCCGAGGCGGTGCTGCGCCACCTGCGCGCGCGTATCAAGGCCATTGAGATCCGGGTGGACCTCGGGCGTAGTCTCAACGCCGCGCTGCGAGCAGAGCTGGGCACCTTCGACGCCGGCCAGACATGAGGTTCACCGCCGAACCCTCCTTTTCCGCCTTACAACTGCTCGGCCGCGCCGGCCGCCAGCGTCGAGCACAGCCGTTGCAGGGCGTCCACGTTGCGCCGGTAGGGACGGCTCTCGCCCCTGAACCACCGCCCGACCGTGTTGGCCTCCACGCCCAGGTGCTGGCCGAGCGAGTAGTTGTTCCAGCCGGCCGCGTACAGCTTGCTTTGCAGCATGCGCATGTCCAGGGCTGACCACATGGACGCCTCGACGACGGCACCGCTCCATTGACCAGCGGTCACCGTGTCGCCCGGCATGGGCGTTGCCTCCGCGTCTGCGTCCACTTCAACCACAAGCCTGTATATCACTGATATGTGCCTCCGGGGAAGGATGTTGTGCCCGGCCATTCTACCCCACAAGATGCCGTAGATGATGTAGAGTGCGCGGCGCACATTCACGGAGGGACCATCCCAATGGGGGACGAGGTACACCGGCTCGCCAATGATTTGCGGTGGGGCTATCGCGACACAACGGCCATGGACGACATCGCTCTGATCCTGGATCGCTCCATGGGCCGAGAGGGGGCCACCGAGGACGTACTCCACCTCACCCTCGCCGAGATCGTTGGAGTGGTACGGAGGACGGGGCGTTGAGCACTCACGCTGAAGTTCGCTACTCGCGGCGTCGTCGCTACTGTGACGCCGGACACCCACTTGTCGCGGGGTTGTGCTTGCACTGCACCATGACCCTCCAGCGCGCCCTGCGCATTCGTCGCAAGCTGGCTCGCATGGCCAAGCAAGACCCGCCGACGCACACCACATGGCAGCGCGAGGACGGCAAGAAGCGCAACCTTCCCTACCTCCTCGGTGATCGGGTGGACGTGCCTGAGTGGCATCCACTCAGCGGGCGCCCGTCATGAGGGTGAGCCGACATAGCTGGCACTATCGTCTCTGGCGGGTTGAGCAGATGAAGGCTCATCCCACCAGTCTGTGCCCCTACTTCTGGGCTGTGGTGGCGCGACTGGTCGTCTGCCTTCTGGGTGCGGCCATCCCTATCGCCCTGGTCGTCCTCTACGTGGTGGCCTGGATCAACCACCCTGCGGAAACGGCAGTTGATACTGCCGTCATTGCTGGTGGTGGCGTGTCGCTCGTGGCTGCGATTGCGCTCTCCGAATGGTCCGATCGTCGGCGTCAACGCAGGCTTTATGGCCCCACCGTCATCCGCGAGCCCAACGTCTTCACCTCCTTCGTCAAGGCCAAGAAGGAGAGGGTCTGCCCACGCATTGAGCTGGTGGACTGATGAAGGAACAGCCCAAGCCCCAACAAATTTCCTGGCCGCCCGTCGATACGTACCGTACCCCTGACGGCAAGGCGCCAAAGAAGAAGTACATCCAGGCCCCAATGGATGAGCATGTCGCCACGCGCATCGCTCGGCAGCGCGAGACAGACATCCATGTGGCAGAGACGGTACTGCTGCCCATTCTGCGCAAGCTGGAGCGCATCACGGGTGAGGTGGACGAGATCGAGCTGGCGCGCGAGGCGGGCATGTTTGCGGCCTACACGCGTCGCCGGTTGCTCGCGCTGTGGCGCGCCAAGCCCAGCCTCGTGTGCAATCGCGGCGGTGGCTACTGGGAATCAGCGGAACATCACCAACAGCGCCTTGCGCGCGAACGCGATCACTGACCAAAGGGAGGCACAGCAGTGGGATACATTGGCACCATCACGCGTCAGGGAAACGTCCCCGAGAACGAGCCCATGGAATGGCCGGCGCCGGACACCGCCGTCGAGGAGAACGAGAGCGTCGTTGCTCCTGAGCCCGAGAAGGAGGCGGTTCCAGGGTGATTATCGGGTTTCGTTGCTTCCGTTTGCTCCGGCGTGCGGACGGCTCGCGGCTGGGCTCCAGTGCGGCGTCGTACATCTGGACACCGGGTACCAACACGGCGGAGCATTTCAGCGAGCTTCCAACCTACCTCACTGACTGTGGTCACCCCCCTGCAGATCGACCCGCCACCGTGGCGCTCGGACACAACACGCACTGCGGATTCTGGGCGTACAACAAACCCACTCTGGCGCGTGACCACAACGGCGGCGGGTCCTGGGTCACTGTTGGGGCTGTATTGGGCTGGGGCAACTACTCCATCGGCACCGATGGCTGGCGGTGTCAGTACGCCCGTATCCTGGCGCTCTCGCACGCCATGTGGGACGAGATGGAGGAGTTGTCGGAGCACTACCGCGTACCCCTGTGCACGTTCAAGGGGCTACCGGAGTTCGCGTCGCACTTCGGGGTGACGTCGCGCGAGCTGGACACCAAGTACGACATCCCAATGGCGCTGCCGGCGCCGCCGTCGCAGGGTGACCTCTACTCCGCCCTGTCTCCCCTGACCCGGTACCAACAAGGATCGTCCTGGACACCCAGCATGGCCCGCAGGCACTACTGGTCTCAACCAGCGATACAAAAATTGACGCAAGAGGTTGGCCTCGTGGTCACGCCGCCTCAATGCGCTTGCGGGTGGGACATGCGCCTCACCAACGTCGTCAGGTATGGCCAAGATGCCCTTGCCTCATCGCGGTACACCTTTGAGTGCCGGCGCCGCTGCGGAGACGTCCAACATATTGTGGTGGCGGGATGACCGTGCAACTGGGGCCAACACGATGGCTCACCGCGACCGAGTGCCACGAGTGCTTCATTGATGTGGAGAGCAGCGAGCACAGCGACGACTGGAAGTTTGTGAGCGTGAGCTTGATGTCCACGCACACAGGGGCCTGGTCGCAAGGTTTTGGGGTGCGCATCCGCAACGCCTGGCGCTGCCTCCGCGGGCGCGGCTCGTGGTGGTTTGAATTCGCCACCGCCGAACCACTCGACGACCACATCGCCGCTCTGCAAGCGGCACGAACCACGGCCTTCGGGCCACCACCTCAACCGTAAGGAGAACCATGGTAGCCGTCATAGCCTTTGCCGTCTTCGCGCTGGTCGCGCTGGGCGGGTATCTCACCGGGATATTCATGCGAGAGGACGCTCGGGTGGCCGGCCTGGGCACGGGCTGCGTGGCCTCCCTCCTTCTTGCGCTCATCCTGGTCTTCTCGTGCACCGCGAGTGTTGGCACGAAGGAAGTAGGCATCGTCACCGCGTTCAACAAGCCCGTCGGCGCCTTCGACAACGGCCTGCACTTCAAGATGCCGTGGGAGGACGTCACCGAAATGGATGGTGCCATCCAGACCGACAACAACACTCAGGGCAACAACGACTGTGTGCAGGCCCGCCTCGCTCACCAGATCGTGGCCTGCATCGACGTCACCATCCGTTGGCGCATTGATCCGAACGCAGCGGACAGCCTGTTCCAGAACTACCGCGACTTCAGCAACGTGCGCGGGTCCCTGGTGACGCGTGAGCTGGCCACGGACATCAACGCCGAGTTCGCGGACTACGACCCCTTGGCGGTCAATGACCAGGGCAACAGCACCGCCACGCCCTTGAGCCGACTGTCGGGCCAGGTGCTTGGCGACATGCAGCGCCAGATCAGCAGCCAGGTTGAGGTGCTGAGCGTCTACATCCCTGTCATCCACTTTGACCAGGCCACCCAGAGCCGGCTGAACGCGTTGCAGTCACAGATCGCCCAAACCCGGATCGCCGAGCAGGCAGTGAAGACAGCTCAGGCTCAGGCTGCCGCGAACGCCGCACTCGCCACGTCCGTGAGCCACGACCCCAACGTCCTCGTGTCCAAGTGCTTCGACCTCTTGCAGGAGATGGTCAACAAGGGGCAGGGCATACCGACTGGTTTCTCATGTTGGCCCGGCGGGAGCACGGGCGTCGTCATACCGGCCGGACGGTCGTAAGGAGAAAACAACATGAACGACAGGACGAAACTACGCGACGTCTGGGTCTTCCACGTTTCCACAGAGGACGTTGTTGCTGCCGCCAAGGCGCGCACGGCCTTTCATGCTGGCCGGCGTCAGCACTGGAGCGATGAGCGCGACAGGATCGAGGCCCTGCTGCGTACCGAGGGCATCCAGTTCCACCAGACGGTGCGCGCCGGCCATATGTCCAGCACGGGGTACGGGCAGGCGGCCACGTTCGACAACCAGTTGATGCGTCAGCACCAGGAAGCGCAGGAGCGGATCGACTTTCACGAGACGGCGCGCGAGAAGATGGCCGGCTATGCGCACGCCCTGTCCAGGGTTAGCGGGCAATCCCTCGAACTCACGGTCGATGACTTCCTGTACTTCTGGCCCCACCTCTCGACAGAGGAGTAGCGACGCGCCGCTACCACCAGAAACAGGTAAACTCACCCGGAACCACAACCCCACTGGAGACATCGTGATGACCGACGAAACCGAGCAGGCCGCGGAGACCACCGACGAGACCGAGGGAACCGAGGAGGTCGAGACCACCGACGAGGCGACCGACGAGGCGACCGAGGCCACGGACGAGGAGCCCGCCTCCACGGAGGGTGAGGCGTCCGCCTCCTGATATCTAGGCCAGCCTGGTACCCCAGGGGTCTGAACTTCGGTTCAGGCCCCTTTTTCTTTGGTACTATCGACCCATGGACACTGGGGAGCGTAACCTCGGCTTGGTCTCTCGTGTGCGGGCTGGCGAGAGCATCGCCGCTGTCGCCCGGGAGGTCGGCCTCTCTCGTGAGCGAGCACGGCAGATATGCCGGCGGGCGGGGGTATCGTCGTCGCTGTCGCCCCGGGCACTCGGCGCCCGTACCTGCCTAGAAGTGGACTGCACCGCCCGGGTGGCCCGCAATGGTGAGCGGTGCTCCATGCACCACGCCCGGTGGCGCTACCGTCAGGCGCACCCCGCGGCGGAGCGCTCGCCTGCCAAGAGCGATGTCCATGGCGAGTTGGCGTGCTACAACGCCGGGTGTCACTGCGAACTATGCAAGGCCGCCAATCGCGCGCAAAGCAACAGGTGCCGGCGGTCTCGTGAGAGCCGCGTCCGGGATGCTCCGCACGGCACGCCGTCGGGATACGTCAACTGGAATTGCGGCTGCACCGCCTGCTGCGACGCCGCCAGGGTGGCACGCGCTGAGAGCAAGGCGCGCGCTGTGGCCCGTGGCCGTGAGCACCCGGAGCTGATCCCCCATGGGACCTCGTCGGGCTACGGCTACTGGGGCTGCCGGTGCCCCGCTTGCCGAGAGAAGTCACACTGAAGGGAGGAAGGAAGGGTGCAGACCGCGAACGCCACGCGTAACGTCTACCAGCGACTCCGCGATGCGCGGGCTCGCCTCACCAACATCGCCAAGCATGGCGAAGCGCCCCGAGAGATGGGTGGGTACAGCTACGTGCGCTGGGACGACGTCGCTGACCAGATCGGCGGGGCGCTGGCCAGCGAAGGTCTGGTGGTGGTGCCCAAGCTGGGTGAACCCCAGGTCGCCGAGGTGGGGAAGACCCAGGCCGGCAAGGCTGTGTTCAACACCAAGGTGCACCTGCTGCTCGATGTCGTGAACGTCGATGCGCCAGAGGACCGCGTGTCCGCTGAGTGGTGGGGTGAGGCCCAGGACTCGGGCGACAAGGGCATCCAGAAGGCCGCCACCAGCGCCACCAAGTTCGCCCTCATGAAGCTCCTTCAGCTCGCTGGAGCCGAGGACACAGAGGCCGACATCACGCCTGCGGTGGAGCGCCCCAACCTCCCGGGGACGTCCGTCCCCACCTCCATCCCGGCTGTCATGGCTGGCCTGGCCACGCAGCTCGGGTCGGCCATCGCTACGACCACACCATCCTCCGAGTCGGAGGGGTTCTGTGTCCAGTGTGGTGCCGCCGGCTGGCTCAGCCAGCAGGGCAAGGTGCCCCGGTACTTCGAGGGGCGGTTCGGGCCGCAGTGCAACGGGCGCAAGCCGGATGGCGGGTACGCCAACCACAAGCCCATCCCGGCGCCAAAGCCGGCTGGACCGTCGGGCGCTGATGGGGAGTATGCCGAGGGTGACCTCTGCCCCTCGGTACACGACGAGAGCCGCTATCCGGCCCAGTTCGTCATCGCCAAGGGTGGTCGCTTCAAGGGCCTGCTCCAGTGCAACGGGAAGCTGCACGGCGAGTACGCCAACCACCTTGCGCCAGTGCCCGGGGGCGGGGAGTTCGACGACGCCCCAATCCCCTTCTGATGGCCGGCCAGGCCGCGAGTGACTGGGAGCCATCGCAACTCCTGCAGCGGTGCGCAGCCAACGAGCTACCCAGCCTTGAGGCGTGGGAGGGGGAGCTTGGCTTGGTGGCGATGTGCGACGGCGACGTCCCAGAGGAATGGGAGGCGACATATGAAAAATGGATGCAGCTCTCGGAACTTCTGATCCGGCGCGGCTGGCTAGACGTGCGCGCCGTTGACGGGTGGCTTCATGGCGACACGCCATGATCCCCGAGCTACCCACCATCGAGGACCAGTGCGACTGGTGGGCCTCCACGGGGGCGGAGTTGAGCCGCCAGGTCTGGGACATCCGGCGACGCGTTGAGGAGTACGTGCGCCTCCAGACCCTCGTCACCACCAGCCACGGCACTCTGGAAGCCCAGTCGGCGGGATGGGAGTGGCAAGATGACGAGGTTGCCCTCACGGCACCCGACCTCGTGACGGCAGCAACGGTCACCTTCACTGGATCGCTCTCGGAGGTAGAGAGGGTTATGGGCCTCGTACTGGAGGAGGTACCCGGCATGGATTTCTCTGTAGGCCACAAGATCGACCATCGCGCAGCCAATCGCCGCGTCAACGGCGGGGGGATGTTGGGCGCGCGGCTTGCCGTGCTTCGTACACCCAAGCCAGCCAAGGTGGTCGTGCGATGACGACGCTGGGGCGACTCCTGGCCAAGGTCTCAGTGGGCGATGCCTGCTGGGAGTGGACCGGCTGCCGCGAGCGGTCTGGCTACGGGTCCTTCTACATGGGCCAGCGACGCGCCTATGCGCACCGCGCGGCCTACCAACTGCTTGTGGGTCCCATACCAGACGGCCTCCAAGTAGACCACCTTTGCCGCAACCGAGCATGTGTGCGCCCCGACCACCTTGAGCCAGTCACCCAGCGCGAGAACATCCTACGCGGCGCGAGCCCGGCGGCTCACCGGGCTCAGCAAACCCACTGCCTTCGCGGACACAGATACGAACCATCCACAACGCAGTGGAAGCGCGGTCGTCGGGAGTGCCTGATTTGTTCGCGCCTTATGAGACGCCTTCCGGGCGGTCGCTGGGTGCTCGGCCACGGCCTCCACCGCAAACCCGATGGGTGGGGGTGTCGCTGTGGTCTGTCCTACGTGCCCTGCACCACAGGGAACCAAAGGACCCACGCACGCAAAATGCATCACCAGCACTTGGGCGCCATAAGAACCGCCGACCATGCGACATTGTCGCGCAGAGTTGCCTCATGAAGCTCCCGCGCCGCATCCGCGCTCAGGGGGCCGTGAAGGGGCGGTGGCTAGCCCACCAGTCCCACAGCCGTGCCATCGTGGCTCTGCGGGCTAAGGGGGTGTGTGAGGGGCCCGGGTGTGGCTCGCCGGGCACCGAGTGGGCGCACCTGTTCGGCCGGCGGCACATCATCGAGGAGCCATGGGCCTCGTCCCCCGAGCTGACCGCGGCCCTGTGCCGCACGCACCACCGGAGGCTCGACGCCAACCAGGACTCCGCCCTCCAGACCCACCTCCGCGCCGCCGCCCTCACCCGGCTCTCGGCTAGGCTGGGGGTCCCCATTCCCACGGGCGTGGACCAGGCACAAGCTGCTCGCGAGATGGTGGCAACACAACCGGGAGACTAGAAACGCGTCATGGGCACAAGGACACTGAACCTCAACGACATCACGGCGCACAACGCCTACATCATGCGTGAGCAACCCGACTACGTTTGGGCTGTTTCTGACGATCCAGTGGTGACCACCATCAAGCGCCAGTTGACATAAAAAAAGACCCCCAACCTCCCCGGAGGGAAGTCAGGGGCCTAGCCGTGGCAGCCGTCGTCACAACGACGAGCGGAGTCTACGGCATCTCAGTGCTGGACAGTGAGGATGGTGGCCACCACGGCTGCCACGCCAATGGCCAGGGTGAGGATGGTGGCCAGCACCTTCCAGAATCGCCGCATGAACACCACGTCGTTCTGGACTGGCTCGATGCGCTCGTCCAACTTGTCGAGGATGGCGGCCTGCATCTCCCCGAGCCGGCCGGTGTTGGGGCCAAGGGGGCCGTCGCCCACCAACTGGAAGCGCAACTCCTCCACAAGCTGTTTCTCCTGGTTGAGTTCGTGGCGGTTCTTGGATGTCTGCGCCGCGACGTCCTCGATGGCAGTCCAGATGAGGGCCATGCGATCGTCAATGCTCCCTACGGTGCGCGAGGCGGCCGGGAATCGCAGGATGAACCCTTCCAGCGAGGCGCTGGCAGGGATGGGCGGGTAGTGTGGGTAGTTCCCTTCTGTGGCTCGATCATTCACGGCGATGCTGCCTCCATGTGGGCGGTAGCGTCGAGGTTATGAGACAACGTCCATGAAGTCGACTGTCGATGTCAGTAGACTTCGCATATCAGTGAGGCTCCGACAGACCCCTGACTAAAAAGGCTTGCCACAGACCCCGAGACATACCCAACAGCCATGGCGATCCCGTTGACGGTGCTGAAGATCCCCATGGATGGCACATTGGGGGTTATCAGGGTGTTCTGTGTTGTATTGTCCTCGCCTGCCGCAAATACCACCAACCGGCCAGCAGTGCATCCGGTTACTCGCAAAAGGTCGGTTGCAAATGGGACACCATTCAAGGTGCTCTGATGGCCGGTGGTGCCAGCTACTGGTGTCAGACTGTCTGGAACTTCGAGAACCACGACCGTGTTGAATGACCCTGGCTTTGTCATGGTTATCGTGGTGCCAGAACTGCCACCCGCCACAACCCCAACCCAAATGGCATAAAAGGCCCCAGCCGAGGTGTGCGTCAATAGCTGAGTCCATGTGACATTGGTACATGACGGACTCGTCACCTGACCTGTGGTCGAATTGGTCACCATGATGAGCGAATGCCCCGATGAAGCCGCCGCGATTGTCACTGAGGTGGCTGTATTCCAGGCTTCCGCCACCTGTACCACGTCTGGAACGGCGGCACCACCGCCGCCCATCTGCGTCCACGTCCCCGGTGTGCCAGCCGTGGTGCACACCCACGCCGACCCACTTTGGTCGATCACGAAGTCGCCAACCGCGAAGGTGCCCGAAGCCGGCGCACCACTCGTGGTGCCGCCAACGAACCGGGTGGCCGCCGTGGCGCCGGTCAGACCGATGGGCTGACCGAGTCCACTGTGGACGTGGTCGCTGCGGGCGCTCGTGGCGGCTGAGCCGTCCGCCAACGCGGTACCGATCTCTACGGGGCTGCCGAACGACACGGCGGCGGTGCCGCCGCCCGAGCTGTTGAGCTTGACGGCACTCAACCACGTCTGGTGGGTGTCGCCCTGGGTGGCCTGGTTCACCCCTGATGTCTGGTAGACATACAGCTCGATGTAGTCGTTGACCGCGAGGTTCATGATGTCGCTCACGGGCACAACCGGGAAGCCGGAGGCGTTGATGTCCTCCTCGGCGCGACGCACCTCAGCCCCGTTGACGTAGATCATCGTCATGTAGCGCCCAGCAGCAACGGCACCGCCAGAGTTCTGCCACCCCGCGCACGCCGACACCAGATAGCAGCCAGCCTCATCAATGACGATCTTGGAGCTGAAGCCCAGGGCGTCGATGTTGCCGTTGTTGATGTCGACGTTGGCGAGAGTCACCTTCTGGGCTGTCGCCGTAGCGGCTACGGTCTGACCTGTCGCGTTGAGGCGCCCGCGTGGGCCGCCGGTTCCCGACCCACCCATGGAGCAGATGACCACGCGCTGCGAGCGGCCGGCACCCACCATCCGCGCCACCAGGACAGGGTCGCCGACGTAGGGACTGTACGAATCGAGGTAGGGGATACCACTGGTGATCGCAGCGCCGTCACCACCAGGGCTGTTATCCAGGTACACCCCCACTGTTCCCGATGTGGTGTCCAGGGTCGCAACTTCGCCGAACTGCCAGGGGCCATGCACTCCTGGCGGGGGCTGGAGGTTGCGTCGAATCTGGCGAGCCAAGTCGTAATGGTTCACCCTGGAACAAACCTCCCCGTCAGCGTGGTTTGCAGGTCGTAGCGCACCGCCGTTGTGATGTTGTCCACCACAAACTTGGCGTTGCTGAGCGCGAGACGACTGCGTGTGATGGTGCAGACATCGTCGATGTCGAACAAGGGGTTGGGCGGTGTCACCACGCTCAAGGTGAATGCCTTGGCCAGCGCCGCCTGGAGGTTGTACTGAGCCTCGGCGAGTGCCTGGGCTTTGGTGGTGATGAGGGGATCGAAGATGAAGTTGGGCACGTCACCCATCGGACCTCCAATCCATGTCGGCGAGCTGGCGTTGTTGTCGGCCGCCTCGGCCTGGACGGGGGAATTGCCCCCTGTGGCGTTGTTTGGTCCGGTGGCCGCCACGAAGAAGTCGTTGGCGATGCCATCTCGGGTGAGAGCGATGGTGGTAGCGACGGGGGTGGTGAAGGGGGTGCCCCCAAGTGGATGCATGGTTGTCCCTGTGGCCGCCACCTCACCCTCCTGGAAGTTCCACACCACGGCCTGCGTGGCGGGATCAGGGATGGGCTTGCCAACAAGGTTGCCGCTCACATCGAAGAACAGCTCGTAGCCGGCCGCGGTGGCCATGTCCACACACGCCTGCCATGGGTCCTGGCCCTGGTTGTACGTGCCCGCCGGCACCTGATACGACGAAGGCACGATGGCGTAGGTCCACGGTGGCGCCGAGCCCCACACCGTCCCCACAAGGTTCACGATCTCACTCTGGAGATCCTTGCTCGATGTGGCGGGGACGGTGTAGGGCTGGATGAGCGCCCGTTGCGCGATCCCCCACGAACGGTCGTGGAGGTCCAGGGTGACGGTCATGTCGTTGCCGGAGTCCTGGGTGGTGGATGAGCCGATCTGGTACATCCCCATGGGAATCCAGCCGTTGGCGCCCGCCGTCTGCCCACCCGACATCACCGTCATCTCGACGAACACCTCGGTGCCGAAGGGCGCGAGGAGCGACGTGGGCGCCAGGGGCAGCAGGGTCATCGTGGAGCCCTGAGACACCACCGTCTGTGGCGGCACCGTGGGCAACACCTCCACGGTGATCTGTCCTTGCCGGCGCACCGCTGAGTTGCGGTCCACCGTGAACTGCGCGTCGGCGATGGGGAGAATGATGGCCGTGGTGTTGCCGTTGGCGTAGACCGTCAGTCGGGCGGCGGCGAGGTAGGACCCAAACCGCAGCGCGTCGACGAAGGCGGAGGTGTGGTTCTGCATCTCAGACCGCAGGCCGAGGCTGAGCATTGCCCACCACGGCCACCTGCCGATGCGGGCCTGCTGCTGTCGACGCCATGAGCTGGGTGTCGTGGGCCTTACCACCCATCCCGCCGGGCGAGATGGAGAGGTGTTGGTAGTAGCTGAACCCGAAGGGGTCGGAGATGAAGATGGTCTTCTGCGATGCACACAGCGCGATCAACCCCGCGTAAATCTCCGGCGTGAAGGTCTCGAACGTGGCCGCAATATCCGCCTGTTGCACCACGTCGGCGACCACGTTAACAGTGGTCTGTCCGAGCACGGGGTGCGCCGCCACCTTGGAGTATTGCTGGGGGTTCCAGAGCACGGGCTGCGCCCGGATAGCCGTGGTGACATCGGTGGGGTCCAGCTCCCAGAACCCAAGCGCGGTGGGCACCTGGGCCGTCCCGCTGGCGGAGGAGGCTGCGCTGGTGTAGGCGCCCGAGATCACCACAGCCGTGTAGGTGTAGTCCGTTCCAGGGGTGCCCTCGTAGTCGTAGACCGTCACCGTCTGGTTGGGCAACACGAGTGCCGCGGGGGTTGTGGTGCTGGCCCCACGCACGTACAGCCCATCCGAGCGCAGGATGGCCACGCCAGCCGCCGCCACGAAGCCGCCGGCAGTCCACGATGACACCGTCCCAGGGAAGACGCCCGCCTCGTCCACGTAGTGGATCTCGCTGCCCGCGCCCGTGGAGAGCACGTTGTGCGCCAGGCGCACGAAGGCTGCGTTAGAGGGAGATGAGGCGGTCTTCGATGACGTGGTCCAGGCTGAGGTGCTGTCGGTGGCCGTGTTGCCGGTGGTGGTGGAGATGAGTGTGCCGGAGCTGTCGTACCACGTCGCGTCCGTACGCACCGTGCGCGCCGAGGCGTCGGCCCAGTAGTCGGAGCGGAAGGTGTAGCTCGTACTCGGGAGTACCGCGTAGCCAGACAGTCCTGTGGCCGTTCCAGCCGACATGTTCCCCGACGCCGTCGAGGTCATGCGCAGGGAGTAGTTGCTGTCCTCGTGTTGGGTGGTGCTCTGGGCCACGGCGCAGTTGGTGATGGCCGTCGTTGTGCCCAAGCCGCCCTCAAAGGAGGCGTCGTCCGTGGAGAGGAGGTTGTTCTGGCTCGTCACCGCCAGGGTGATGCGTGGGCACCCCGTGGTGCCGTCGGTGGAGTAGGTGGCTGTGATGGTGGGTGTGCGGGGCACGTCCTGGGCCACGGAGTAGGCCGTGTACGACCACGCCGACAGCTCATTCCCCGTCTCGGCGATCTGCACGTAGCTGCGATAGCTCACCCCCTCCGGGAGAGAGGTGGCCACGGTGTAGGACGTGCTGGCTGAACTCACCACCCCAGAGTCGTCGACACTCGACCCGTATCCCGGCAGGAAGTCTCCGGCGCTGTACTGTGTGCTGTTGTAGGTCACCACCCTATAGGTGGTCTGCGAGGTGCCTCCCGCCAGGGTGCGCGTCCAGGTCACCACGGGCAACTGCGTTGTGATGGTCCCGGTTGGTGCCGTCACGGTCACCGTGGGCGCGTCCTGTCCCGTCACCGTGAAGTCCGACGCGTAGGGGCCAGTGCCACTGACATCTGTCGACGCCACCGACCAGTTGTAGACCTGGCCGCCATTGGACCACAAGGCCGCCCCAAACGTCAGGTCTGTCGAGGAGGAGGTGTTGACGAGGTCGCTGGACTGGAAGGCCACTGTGCCGGCGTTCCAGTACGTGTAGGACCCACCCGAGGGCTTGCGACGAAAGCTGTAGCCGGTCTCAGTCCCCGGCCCGGTGGCCTGGTAGGCCCACGAGAAGGTTTGCCCCGCTGCGAGGTCGGTGTAGGCGTTGTTGTTGGGGGTGTAGAGGACGGGCTGCAAGGGCAACGCGGTGATGGCCCCAACCATGAAGCCACCCCAGTACCCCGAAACGCCATCCGTTGCGGAGCCTGGCGAGGAGGATCCTGGCGTACCGGGCCCCGTGTAATCCCCAATCAGAAGACCGCTGGCGCCACCTGCTGTATTTGTGAAGTTCACGCGGGAGGTCAGGCCCCCGGGAAGCGTCAGAGAACCGCTGGTGCTCTGCGCCCACAACGCCACCATCGTCTCGCTCGCTACCGTTGTGGTCACTGTGGGTGCTGCGAAAGTGGTACTCGCAACCCCTGTGCTCCCGCTCCCGACTGTCGCCGATGGATCGAAAGTCAGGTTCGCGCCTGTCGTGGAGTAGTACGCCACCAGCGCGGCCTGATATTTGTGGGAGCCGAAAGCGTTACCGCCTCCGGTCAGGTAGAAGCCGAAAGAGGAGCCCACGGAGGAGGGAGCTGTAGTGGCGAAGATGCAACAGAGCGTGTTGCCCGTGTCCATGGTTTCAGTGAAGGGCGAACCATGAACGGAACCAAAGCCGCCACCAGCGCTCGCAAAGTTCACAACCACAATCCCTATCACGAGATCGCCGGGCTGCACTCCCACGGGCGTTGTTATGTTCACACTCCCCCACGCAGACACATGTGGAGGGGCACCCGCCGTGAACGTGTAGCTGGTCGAGGCTCCGCGGAAGCTGATGCTCATGCCTGGCCCTCCCGCTCCACCTTCACCGCCTCACGCAACTTCCAGGCCGCCGGATGGAGGCCCCAGTCCCGGTACTCGGGCCGGTACATCGCCCTGGCCTCGTCGGTCAGCTCGGCGTTCCAGTACCCGTGGTGGCACCCTCGGCAGACCCAGGGCGCCCAGTCGGGGTGGCCTTCAATGGCCTCCAGGGGCTCGTCACAGTGCGGGCACAGAGGTGTCACGGGTTGCTCCCTTTGGGGTACTCTGGTGAGGCACAAGGAGGTCTCAGCGATGGCACACAAGCGTCTGGCGATCCTGGTGGCCGTGGGTTTGGGGATGGTTCCCGTGCCCACTCAGGCCGCCACGCCGCACACCAGCCCCAATGGCCGGCTGCACAGCGCCGCCTGGGTCATCAGTTGTCCACCGCCCTGTCCGCCGGGAACGGCGCGGTGCCCCAAGCGGGACTGCTTCTACGTCTTCAGGCCGAGCGGGACGAGTAGGCCCCGGCGCTGAGGCCGCGGACCACCTGGGTGAACTCCTTGCGCACCATGGTCGCAACGAGGGTTGCGAGCTGGTGAGGGTCGCCCATGGTGGAGGGTGCGGTCACGGTGATGGGTGCGGAGATGGTGATGGTGGCGCTCCGCGCACCCAGGGCGTTCTGCGACGCCTGCGAGCTGGCCGAGTAGATGGTCACGCCGGCCGAGGACACCTGACCAAACTCTGGCCCACCCTCATTGAACATGAACGACTGCCCCGTGGGGACGAAGCCGCCCGCCGCCATCATCCCGGGCATTTTCTTGGTGCCGCCACCCGTGGTTCCATGGACTGCACCGTGCAACGCCTGTTCACCCGCGTTGAGAAGGATCTGGCCCAGGTTGCCACCAGTGAAGCTACCCGCAACGGCGTGAATCACCCCGGCAATGGCGCCCTGGAGCGGGTTGACGATGTTCTGAACGATCCAACGACCACTGGCGGTGGACTCCAGCCCTTTCTTGATTCCCGACAAGAGGTCGTGAACACCCTGGACGACCTGGCCGATCCGATTGGGCACGTCCACAAACGCGAGCTTCATGAAGTCGTCACTGAGGTTGCCCAAGAATTTCCCCACATTGCCGTGAAGACCCGTAAGCCATCCGGGCAGCCTGCCGTTGGTCAGGTCGTTGAAGGTGCCGGTGATGCCGTTGAAGAAGCTGCCGAGGGCGTTGCCAATCGCCGCGCCGCCCTTGCCCAGGTCCACGCCCTTGAAGATGCTGCCGACCTTGTCGAAAAGACGGCCGATGTCGTGACCGATGTCGAACCCAAATTGCTTGAGGCTGATCTTTCCGGTCAGGACATCTCCAATCTGGCCACCCAGCGTCTTCACGCCGCCACTGATCTTGCCCCAGAACGTGGTGATGAGCCCGATCTCGGCACCGGCCAGGCCACCAGCAAGTGCACCCACGGCTGTGCCGACACCCGGAAACACGAACGTCCCCAATGCGGCACCACCGACGGCTCCACCAGCAGCTCCACCAGCGATGGTGCCCAGATGACCGCCAAGGCCCGCGCCCTGCTTGCCGCCCACGCCGCCGCCAATGAGCTTCCCAAGCCAGTCGCCGCCGGCCATGCCGCCAAGGACGGCGATCACCGCCCCGACAATAGACGCCACGCCAGCGCTGCCGCCAACCTTCTCCAGGATGCCAGCAGCGGCCCCCGTCTCACCGACATCCCCGGCGACATTCCCAAGGCCAGGCTTACCGCCGCCGCCAACAATTCCCTCCCCCGCCATGACGTCCGTCAGTCGATTGAGGGCGAGCGTGTTTGCCTCAAGGGCCGTCTGCTTGCCGGTACTACCAAGGGCGATCCCCAGCTTGTCCAGCGTCATGGTGGCGATGGCTTTGAGGCCGGTAACCACGGGCGACAAGATCATTCCCAGGATGCCCAGCTTGCCCGCGAGGAGCGTGATGCCCAGAAGCCATGCCCCAAAGGGGTTCTTGGCAAGAGCGTCGAGCACCGGGGCAATCCCCTCCAACACCAACGTGAGCGACCGCGTCATCGCTGGCGCCACGGCCATGTAGATGTTGGAGAACGCAGACACCAGAGGTGGCAACAGCCGCAGAAGGTCTAATACCTCCTGCTTGTGCACCTCGAAAATGGTGTGCAACTCTGACTTGCCCTGGGTGGAGTTCTCCCAAGTGTTGAGGTGTTGCAACATCTCGGTGATGGTCTGGATGATGCTCTGTCCCGTCCCAACGTCCTGCTTGAAGAGATCGACGATGTCTTTGCCCAGGATGTGCAGGAACGCGGACCACACATGGAAAGACTGGATCATGTGATCCATGTGTCCTTCCCAGGTACTGAAACCCTGGGCGGTGTTCATGTGCTGCATGAAGTCGTCGAAGCGCTGCATCACGTTACCTGTCTTGCCGGACAGGTAGTCGAGCGTCTTCAGTAGAAACTCGATGCTCTGGTCGAGCGCATCGACAGCAAAGGGCAGGTTGGTGGCGAAGTGGTTTTCGAGGTCAGTGAAGATCCCAATGCCCTGCGGCCCCTCCAGCCACGCGAACAAGGGCTTGAGCGAGTTGTTGGTGATAGCCAGGTTGCGCTGCGCCGCCTGCCCCACCAGAGGCGCGAAGCGCGTCGCAAGATCCTTGACCTGAGTCAAGATGGCCGCCGCCTGGACGCGTGCGTTGTCGATCGACGTGTTCCACGTCTGATCCAGGGTCTCGCCCGCGTTGGCCAGTGCGATCTCAGCCGCCTTGGCGGCAGGGCTCAGCCCTGCGATGGTCTGGTTGAGGTCGTACTGGGCTGCCTGGGCCTGGATGCTGCCGGCGCCGTAGACGGCGATGGCGCGGTTCAGCCGGTCCAGCTTGTCGGCGTAGTCCTTGGCGGTGGCCGATGTGGCGCGCATGACCGCGGCGTCAGAGAGACCACCCACAGCCATAGGCGCTAGGGCGCCAAGGCCCAGAAGGCCGGCGCCACCAAGCGCCGATGCAGCCGAGCCCGCAACCCCCAATCCTGTCATGAGGACGTGCTCGGCACCTAACCCCGCGAAGGCTCCGATAGAGCCAATCCCGGCCAGGCCCCACCCGAAGGGGTTGAACATGCCGCCAATGCCGCCGATACCGCCACCGCGATGACGATGACCGCCGCCCCAGAACGCCTTGCCAAAAAGGCCAGAGAGGGCCTTCATCTCGGCGGCACGCGCCGCTTTGTTTTCAGCTTCGGCGGCGGTGGCCGCGTCGGCCAAACCGCGACCCAGGCCACCGATAGAGAGGCCGCCGGCCGGGAACCTACCCATGGCCAACCCACCGAGCAGGGCGGCGAGATCCGCCTTGTTGACCTTGACCTCGACTTCCTGGGTGATCGGCTTGGCGAACTCGGCCGCCACCATGGCGCGAATCTCGACGGCGCGGTTGCGCATCTTGTCGGTGTCAAGGTCCGCTTCGGCGGTGAACTTTTCGCCGTCGAACTCTTCCCCGAGACGCTTGGCGACCTCCAACTTCTGCGTGAAATCGGAGATGTCACCGATGACGGCGGCCACAACAGGAGGCAGGTACCCACGTCCAGCCATCAGCCAGTTACCTCCTCAATAGCCGCCGTCAGCTTGCGCACCACCATGGGCACAAAGGCGTCCCGTACCGGGTCTGTCGCGATCCGCAGATATGGCGCACCGTGCTGCATCTGCCGGCCGCGACCCTTGCGGTACACGGTGCGTCCGGTCTTCTTGATGGTGTAGCTGTAGGCGCCCACATTCCAGAACACCGGACGACCGTGCCACCACCACCGCAACCAGTTGCCGTCCATGCGCGTCTTCAGGCCGGGCACATTGCCGCCAACCTCACGAATACGCCCATAAACAACAGTAGGCCCCACGCGGGCCGCAAAGACTGCGGGACCGCGTGGGGTTGCCTTGGGTAGGTCGGGGACGGTGGATGCCTCACGGGGGCCGTCAACCTTGATGGAGGCACGCAGGGTTCCCAGGCGCACAGGTGCGATGGCGCGCCCCCCCACTTGGATGTCGTGAGCTGCGTCGCCCACCACGGACCGCATGGCCTCCAGGCTGCGCGCTATGAGTGCGTCCATAGCGGCGCCGAACTCACCCACGCTGACCCTCCGACTCCAGCCTGTTCTCAAGCCAGCCGAAAGCGAGGTCCCACTCCACCTCGACGTCGTTGTCGTCGTCGAACTGCTGACGTGTCACCGCCGGGAACTTCTTGCGGAACTGGTAGGAGCGGAAGCGGTGGAGGGTTTCGGCGTCAACATCTCCGCTTAGCTCGGGGTTGCGGAGGGCTCGTTCGAGGTTGCGGATTCGACGAAAGGGGCGGTTGCGTTCTCCGGGGTGTTGGGCACGGGGTCGAAGTCCACAGATGGACCGCGCGTCACCGCAGACACCAGGGGTGCCACACCCTCGGCGAGGACGTCGTACAGGCCGCCTGGGAGATCACCGACCATGGCGGCGCTGGTGGGCAAGGCTCGTTCGAGGGTCCAGCTCTCCAGGAACACCACAATCGCAGCGTCCTGGGTCGCCATCATCTCGATCGCCTCGTCCGCTGTGCCAGGCAGGAGTTCCAGCAGGCCGGCCACACGGGCCTCGTTGTCGGCGGTGGGCTCGAAGTCGCCCGAGTCCTGGGCCTGCTGCACCATCTCCAGCGTCTCGCGCGGCATGCGTGCGATGCGGCGTGCCGTCATGAAGCTGCCCGCCTGGACAACACGACGCTGCCGGACGGTCAGATCCTCGACGTCGCGCAGAGTTGCCTGGCCACCAGGCACGTCAATGGTATGAGACATGGTTGCTCCCCTTTTGGCTCGGCCTCAGTACGTCGCAGTGACGGCGTTGCCGATTGACACGTTGATGGGCGACACGCCGCCCGCGGTTGCATCGGTGCTGGTGGGCAGAAGGTCGGCCTCCAGCGTGGCCTCGACCCACTCCTTGCCACGCACCAGCTCACCCGTCTTCCACACCGAGTTGGTGGCATGGAAGCGCGCACCGTGACCCGACTTGCGGTCGAAGAGGCTGATGTCGAAGCTCTGCTGGGTGCCGGCGAGGAAGGCTGTGAGTTCTGGCGCCGCCGCCTGCTCCACCACGGTCAGCTTGACGGTGGCCATGAGGGCGCCTGCGAAGTAGCGGTAGTAGCCCTGGGTGCCCTGGAAGGCTTCGATGGGCTTGACGCCACGGCTCAGGCTCAAGGTGATGTCCTCGACGTACTTGACCTGGGTGCCACCAATGGCGATGGCTGTGGTCCACGGCGCAGCCATCTGCTCGGTGCTGAACGACGTCGAGGGCGAGGACGGGGTGATGGAGGGGTCGCCCAGGAAGGTGACGTCCAGGTCCACCGTCTTGTTGGGGACGATCTTCAGGTCGAACTTGTCGAGCTGGGCCGACGTGATCTGGCGCCACTGGTCGCCGTCGTAGTCTGTGATGGTCAGCGAGGGCGGCTGGTTGCCCGTGCCCGAGGCGCCGTTGTTGAGCAGCGAGAAGTCGTGGCCCGTGAGGCCGGTGACAGCGACGCCGCTCGACTGCGCGTAGAGCAGGGGGTACTGAAGGGTGACGGTGTAGGGGCCGCCGCCGCTCACGTTGGTGGTGTAGTGCGTCTCCAGCGACGCGCCCGTGCCCAGCGTGATCCACGAGTTGGCGGCGATGGTGCCGACTGTGGAGATTGTGGTGGCCCCGGCGGCGGCGCTCGCCGACAGGGTCGTGTTGGTGGGGGCGGTCGACACCGTGTCTGGCGACCCCAGCTCCGCCAGGACGTAGAGGGGCAGCACGTCCATGTAGGGGAATGTGGTCCACCCGTGACCGTCGTAGCGGAAGCCCGAGGTGACGTCATACACGTTCACCATCGAGCCCTGAAGGGTGTCGTCCTCCAGGATCGTCAGGTTCGGCTTGTAGGCAGGCGACTTCACCTTCGCCCAGTAGGCCGGTGCAACGGCGGTTCCGCGCGTGACCTCTTTGGCCAGGCCGATTGCGGTCTGGCTGGTCGCGAAGATGTTGCTCACTGCGAGATCTCCTCAGTAGTGGGGGCGGTCACCTCAGCGGGGACCTCGGGGGTGGTGTCGGGCAAAGCGCCCTCGACCTTGCGGCGACGGGCGACAGGGGGCTCAGGGTCGTCGGTGACCAGCCAGGGGTCGCTGAACCCGCGCGGGAGGTCCAGGTCGCGCTCCTCGCCAGGGGCAAGCTCCAGCGTGCGCCCGGTCTGGGGATCGGTCAGCGACAGCCAGACCCGGCGGTGGGCGTCAGTGTTGCGGTAGGTACGCATGGTCCAAGGGGCTCCTGTTGGTTGGCGGTTTAGGCCGATCCGGGCGTTCCCTCGATCCACTCCCACACATCGAACTCGATGAGGGCGGGCATGACGATCGTGGTGCCATCCAGCGTGGTGAAGGGCTCGCGCTGCGTCACCTGAATACCGGCGTCGAACTCTCCGGCTGAGAACACGACGCTGGGCGCGCCCAAGGTGGGGTCGCCGCGGACACCAGCATTGATGGCGTCAACAATGGCGTCGTGGTCAGCTTGCGCACCCATGGCGTCGCCGGCTGTATTGGCGAGGAACAGCTCCAGCACGACGCTGTGGATGTCCTTGTCCTCCAGTCCAGCGCGGCCCGTCAGGGCCTCCACGGTGCGCTTGCTGTCAGGGATGTTCACCACCAGCACAGCGCTCGACCCGTTGGAGGAGGTGGTGATGAAGCCCGCCATGGTGAGGTCGTAGTCTTCCTCGGTCACGATCAAGGGCCGTGCCGGGAACACCGTCCCCACATGGAGCAGGTTCAGGTTCTCCAGATAGGCCGCCACCACCTGGCGGACCGCGACCCTACCCATGCAGCATCACCGTGGTGAAGGGCGACAGGAGCTTGCACGCCATGTCGTACTCGGCCTCAGCGCCAGCCTGAGCCAGCATGGGCCGGCGCGGCATCTGGCCTGGAGCGTGGGGCATCTGCATCGCCCGCGTGCCGCGCGTCTTGATGAGGCAGGCCGCCAGCAGGATCACGGCCTCGGTCGCAGCGGCGGGCATGGCCGTCACGCGGATGAAGTCCGGCGCCGCGGGCACGTTGTGGGCGTAGGCCGTGCCACTCGCCAGCGAGACCGTCAGGCCGGTGGGTGCCGCACTGGCTACCACGGTCTCCGTCTCGGCCCCATCAACGATGGTGAGGGGACTCCCTGGGTAGATGCCGGCCACGGTGGTGCCACCGACCGTCGAGGGGGACACGGTGATCGTGGTGGCCCCCTGGGCGACGTTGGCTGTGAGGCTGGTGTTGGGGTACCCACTGATGTACTGCCAGACCGCGTAGAGGCTGGCGTTGTACCCAATGGGGCGCGGAAAGGTGGTGTTCGCCGACACCGACCACGAGCTCGGCACCCAGATCACCGGCCCGTCGATCCAGATGTCAGCGGCGGTGCTGGAGGTCACGTTGCCCAGCCCACTGGGCGTCGACCCCACACCAAGTCCCACAACTTCGGTGACGGGCTTGAAGTTGCATACCAGGCACAGCGACCCGTCGGCCTTGGGCTTCACCCAGTCGCTCTCGGTGGTGAGGGATGCCTGAAGGCTGCCGTCGCTACGGTGGAAGCAGATGAGGTCAGCCCAGCTCGATGCACGCGCCAGGACTTGGGCGAGGCTGGCTGTTTGGTCGGCCGCGTTCGTAGACCCCTGCACCAGATCCATGGTGGCCACAGCGGTGGGCGCAAAGCGGAACTCAGACGGCGAGCAGTAGGAGACGCGCCGAAACAGTGAGGCAGTCACCGGAGCCACCACCGTCGAGGTGAAGGGCGTCGGCGAGAAAGGCGTGCCGGTTGCCACCTGCTAACCCTCCATGCAGCCGTGAGACGGGCGCAGAACCCTCTTGATGTGTGGCAGAACGGTGTCGTGGAAGTGGCGCCGTTCCCCGTTCAACTCGTGCCCCTGGAGCCAGGCATCAAGCCGACACCAGTGCTTGGGTGGGTGTTGGGCGTCGGACCTCAGGGCCACGCGATCCAGCGCACCGGGATGGCGCGCGATCAGCGCGGCGCCGAACTTCACACATCCGAGGCCGTGGTATACGTTGCCGCCAATGTACGGCGATCCAAAGCTACACCACGATTCGGGACACGCTTCCAGCTCGGTCAGCGTGTGAGGCATGACGACGATGTCGTGCTCCACGATGATGAAGCTGTCGCCCGCGCACCAAAGGTCGTTCAGGAGTTCCCAGTAGGCGCCGTCGTAACCACCCACAAAGACCGTCTCGTAGGGATGACCCGTGCGCTCCAGGCTGGCGATCGTCTGTTCTTCCAGGCCAGTGAAAGGAACGTAGACCGGGATCACTGCGCTTGGCCGAGCAGCGTGTAGTACATCTCGGACAGGCGGTTCTCCGCAGCTTCCCGGTAACGGTCCAGGATGTTGGTGGCATCAAGGTGTGAGCGCTGCGAGAAGAAGCTGTAATGGCTCACCAACGCGTCTCCGCAGATCACATTGGGCTGCCCCACCCTGAGTGGGTATCGCTCAGCCAGCCAGATTTCCTCGTCCGGTATGCGGGGCACCATGTCGCGCATGCGGGCACCGAGGAAGCAGAAGTTGCTGATGCTGAACCGCACCTCGGGCAGGGGGTCATGGGGCAGGAAGAGTTCGCGGGTAGTGCCGGCCTCGATGTGGTCGAGCAGCACTCCGTGGATGTACTTGGCGAACGGCCCGCTCTGCCACCCCACGGGGTCCATGCAGAACTTCCGCTCCACCACACCGTGCTTGCGGTCAATGTGACCGGCCTGCTGGTGGAGGTAGGAGCAGACGGCGTTGTTCCAGATGTTGCCGTAGACGATGGGTGGTGCGGGGTTCTCCAGGCGGTACCGCACCATGTTGGCGAAGTAGTCGTCATCCACAAAGACGATGTCGTCGTCGAAGCGGAAGTAGAGTGTGTCGTCTTCCTGGGTGACAGCGTAGAAGTAACCCGTGTTGAGCTGCTTGGGGAAGCGCCGCTCCACGTCGTCGGCTAGTTCATACAGGACAATCTTGTCCCACTGGTCGGGCAGAGAGAGTAGCCACTCGTCATCGTCGGGCTGCTTGTGGGTGTTGAGCCAGACCTGGACCTCGTCAAGCTCGGGGAACCGGCGCAGGTTGGTGAGCAGGATGCTCATGACGCGCTTGCGGCCGGCGGGGATGAAGGCCACGAGACGGTGTCCTTGGAGCACCGCTACCGCCCCAGGAGGTGGCGGTAGTACGCCACTGTGTCCACCAGGCCCTCTTCAAGGGTGGTGAGCTTGGGCATCTTGCCGTGGTAGAGGGGCCGCAGGGTTGCCGGGTCGCCCACGACCACAGAGTGCTCCGGCTCACCGGCCCGCATAGGGACGTAGCGCACCGAGCCTTGGCCAACCTCGTCAATAACCGCCTGGGCGATGTCGTTGACGGTGGTGCGTCGGCCGGTGCCAGCCTCGAACTTGATGGGGTTGTCGGTGGTCTCGCGGTGGGGGGTGTAGGTGTAATGCCCGTGGTCTTCCACCAGGGCACGCACCAGAACGTCCGCAACGTCGTCCACATGGATCATGTCCATGATCTGGCTCCCGTCGCCATAGATGGTGATGGGTTCGCCCTTGATGGCGGGGATGACGAAGTTGGGGATGATCTTGCGCACCGGAGCTGCCTTCTGGCCCGGACCGAAGGCGTTGAGCGCGCGCACCACCGCGATCTCGGTGCCGTGCTCCTTGTTGAACATCCAGGCCAGGTGCTCCGCCGTGGTCTTGGTGATGCTGTAGGAGTTCAGCATCCAAAAATTGCCGACCGTGATGTAGACGCAACGCTTCTTGTACTGGCGGCACGCCTGGAACACGTTGAGCGAACCCTGGATGTTCGTCTCCACCGCCGGCCAGGGATTGTCGATAGTCTCCGCGGTACCCAACACGCCGGCACAGTGGATGACACCATCGCTGACAGCCACGGCTTCGCTGACAGCGGAGGGGTCTCGGACGTCACCGAGAATGGTGGTGGGATCGGCGTTGTAGCGGTCGAACCGGAGTGGTGTGTGGCCTAGCTGAGTGAGGCGATCGACGGTGTGAGACCCAATGAACCCGTTGGCGCCACTGACAAGAACGCGCAACTCAGTAACCTCGTTGAACCTGGAGTGGCCCGAACCTGCGGGTGGCCGCGCCCCGAGCCTCGCCCGCATCGTGGCGGCCATGGCACTTCCTGCAAAGAGCCAGCCAGTCCTCTAGGTCGCGCCGATACTCATGGCTCTTGTTCGCCCAATCCAGCACACCCGCGCAACCACAACCCTCACAAAGGTCTGGCTTGAGGCGGTGGCGCGATACCCAGCGGTGTAGCCCCTTGTAATGGACAGCAGCACCCTTCCAGCCGGGGTGCTGCTGTCCCGACAAAGCCTTGTGGCCGGGGGTGAACCAGCCACGGTTGATTTGCCGTATCTGATAGGTGAGCCCTGATGGCCGCACCCGCGCTCGGTACCCACAAGGCTTGCATCGACTGCCACTCCGCGATTTGGGCGCGCCACAGTCAACACACACCCTCACGCCTTGCTCCTTTCGCGTTCGATGCGCTCATGTTCCTGCGTCATCGTGATCTCGTCCCAGCTCGCTTTGTAGCGGCGGAGCCATCGGTTCTCACACACCATGTTCAGCCGGCCATGACGTTGCTCGAAGGTGTTGCTGTGGGGGAGATTGCCCAGGTTCTCGTACGCGGCAATGGAGGCGTATTGGCGCGTCCACTCTGTCTCGTAACGCACGGCAGCGACCTTGTCGGGCACCAGTGGCACCCCGAGCTGTTGCACATGGTCGGAGCGGTACTTGCCCAGGTACATCCCGAAAGGGGCGGGGAACTGCGACAACGACACACTGCGATGGTGCGAGAAGCACCGCTCCACCAGATCCAACGGGTCCAACACCTCGGTGGAATCAGGGAGGAAGATGAACTCGCTGAACTGGCGGGCGGCTTCGCCGATGACCGACAGCTCAAACCCCGTGGAGTAGACGATCGCGACTGAGGCGCCCTTGATGCTGCGCCGGCAATCCTCCGCCCACGCCTCGCGTCCCTGCATCGTCCCAATGACGATGACGGGGGTCATTCGTGGGTCTCTCCGCACGCACACTCACCACCATAGACATGGTGGTGCTTCACGGTCGGGTAGTGGAGGTGAGGGGCAACGCCTAGGTCGAGAAGGCGAGGGTGGATCTCTGCGTCGAGGATCTTCCATCCACGCACAGGCAGGTTCCGCATGAAGTCGGGGAACTCATCGAGGAGGTCGTTGGAGAACCGTGTGCAGCCAAGGCTCCCGGTGAGCACTTCGCTCTGCGAGGCCCCGTGATAGGGCCAGACGCACAGACGGTGCGGACAGGACGCGGCCTCGGCCACAACGGTGGGATGGATCTCGATGTCCTGCTCGACGTTCAGCCACGCCTCACCCTCCTCCCACAGGGTCGATAGGAGGGTGTAGTAGGCGTCGAAGTGCAGCCCCAGCTCGTATAGCTCGTAGCCGGGTGCGTACGCCTCAAGGGCTACCCTGGTGCGCGCGTGGAGCATCCCGGGAACGTACGCGCAGGCGACCCTCACTGACGACGGCGAACACGCGGACCCACAGGGTCCACCTCGTCGGAGTTCACGAAAGGACTGGGTCCAGGGTGCCAGTCCGGCTGGCGAAGGAAGAACTGCGCCACGTCCTCAGGCACATTGAAGGCTCCGTCGGGGCCGCGCTCATAGGTACGGCCCTCGTGGACGATGCGGTCGGTGCCGGCGTCCTGCTTGACCATCTCGGACCGCAGGACCGGGCCGCGCTCCGCATCGAACACCCAGCGCTCGGTGGTGCCAGTGATGGCGTGGTGGATCTTTGCCATTGTGGTTGCTCCCTTTTGAAGGTTTCCTCGTCACGCCTGTAGACGGCCCCGCCCCAGGGGAGCAAGGAACGGAGCCGACGACAAGGTGACGAGTAAGTTTGCGCCTGGAGCGCGGGCGCTCCTGGCTACCCCATTTCTGTGGGTTGGATTGACTTGGTCCTACGCGATACCGAGTAGTCACGGGCTGCGTTGCGACAGGGTGTGCAGGGCGTCTCCCTGCGCTTGATGTGGCGAGCGTACCCACTGTAGGTGCCGCACTCGGCCACCTTCTTGCGCTTGAGTTGCCTCCCGGCGTTGCGCTCGGCCTTGCTCCAGGCGCTGTACTCGCGCCACGCGACAAGGCAGGGGGCGCAAGCCTGTTCGCCACGACGGTTGTGCCGAATGTACCCGCTCGTTGTTCCACATCGGGCAGCTCGACGAAGGGTTACCTCGCGGGCAAAGAGGGTGGGCGGCAGCCGTAGGTAGGCCGTGGCCGCCGCAGTGAGGTTCGGGTCGTCCTTGAAGTGGCCTAACCCGTTGTTGCATGGGCGGCAGCACAGCCCGCGAACCCTGCCAGTTGCGTGGTCGTGGTCAACGTGCAGGACGCCGCGATCGGCGTCGGCCGGCGGGGTTTTGCAAATGGCACAGACACCCCCTTGCGCCTCCAGAAGCGCCGTGTATTGCTCGCCGGTGAGTCCGTAGAGCGACTTCCGTCGGCTGTCGGCCAACCGTTGCCGAAAAGCCGGATCGACGGCGTGACGCTCCCTGATGACGGCGAGCTGCCGCTCGCGACGTTCCTCTGGCGTTTGGGCCGCCACCACCGGACGGGACCGCAGGCAGTCCTTACAGACGTACGTGCGGCCGTCCGGGGTGTTGGGGTGGCGCTTGAACGCCTCCAGCGGCTTGGTCTCCTGGCACGAAGTACATGTCTTCATGCCCAGAACCATACCGCGCCAGTGTTAGCTAGTACGTGGGCCGGCTTACCCGATGTTGGTCGCGATCGCCTGCGCGCTGGGCGCGTAGTTGACCAGGGTTTCCATCGACCGGATCTCGAAGTCGTAGCGCGGGCCGCCGCCGAGAGTCGATGCGGCGTATGCAGCCGCATAGTCGAATCTCATTGTATCATATTGGCACCGCACCTCGAACGCCGAACCGATGTTGCTCGCCGGGAAGGGCACGCGATCGCAACGAGCGATGATGGTGCCGGGCGCGACGCGAGGATGAATCTCGATCGACACCGGAACACCACCGGCCGCGCGGTTCACGTACCGTCCGACGAAGCCACCACCAGCGAGGTTGGTGCGAGCGTCCGCATCCGTCGGCGGGAGGAACGTCGTCGCCGAGCTGGAGCCGAGGATCAGCTTGCTGATCTCGTCGCCCTGCGCGCTGTTCATCATGTACGCCGTGGGGGAGAGCTGCATGCTCGCCCAGACCGAATCGTTGATCTGGTCGAGGACATCAACACCACCACCCGAGAGAGCGGGCGCGTTGCCGGCGAAGTCGACGAAGGTCGAGCCGGTGGCCGTGCCACTACCCGGAACCACAGGGCCAGCGGTCCCATAGTCACCCAGCGTGGACGCGATGAGGCCGTTGTACCAGTTGGCGCTGTTCGACCCGTCGGCGGTCGGCGCGGTTGCCGAGGGCGCGGTCGTCGAGAGCAGGGCCAGGTTGGTCGGCAGGGCTTGAGCAGCCGTCGGCACCGAGGTGATGGTGACCTTGGCGACGGACGTGGTGGTGTAGTAGTACTGCGTACCACTCGTCCCCACATACCAGTCGTAGGCCACCGCACCCTTCATAGCCGCCAGCGACGCCGAGACGGTGTTGGTGTTGCCCGTGGTGCCAACCGTGACGTTGGCTGCCGCGGACGCAACGCCGTTGCCGCCAAGGAAGTAGTTGGCGCCGGAGCGCGGTGCGACCTTGACGTACACCGCCGTGCCCGATGCGATCGACCCACCCGTCGCGGCCGAGGAGAGCGTGGGGGTCGGCGGCGTGCCGAGAGCCCATGCCTGGCCGTTGATGATGTGGGTGTCCTGCGCGATGAAAAGCTGGACCAGGGTCAGCAGCTCGGCGTCGGCGAGGGCATCGGCGTAGTTGCGCGCGAAGGCAACGGCGTCGAGAGTGACGCGACCAGCCTTTGCGAGCGGCTTGAACGCCGCGAAGACATCCTGCTCCTGGAACAGGGTCATCGAACCGGCGTAGTCGGTACCAACAGCCGCGTCGGTCTGCGAGCTGTTGAGGTTGAGCCAGGCGCGCCACTGCGCCACCTGGGCGCCTTCACCAGCGATCACGCGCGGGAAGGCAGAGGTGTTGTTGCGGGCCGGGACGTTGGCCGGGATGAGCGAAACGCGCCCACTGAGGTCAACACCCTGGAGGCCCGTCGAAGCGAAGATGCCCGCGGTCGACTTGCTGTACTGAGACAGCGTCTCCTGGGTCACCTCCTCAGCCGGGTTCGTCGGCATGGAAGTCTCCTGGGTATGAAAAAACCCCGCAATGCACTGCATCCGGGGTTCGTCTCTGGCGAACTAGAGCCCGTTCGCTATGGGCGCGAGGCTCAGACCTCGCCGGCCAGGTGGCCCTCACGCAGCTTCATGCGGGTGAGCTGCCACGAGATGGCGGACGCCCGATCTGCGGCGCCGGCATCAGACTTCGCCAGCTCCTCAGCCAGACTCTTCTCCAGCGTCTCGATCTTTGCCTGCGCCTCGCTCTTGGCCACCGGCTCGCTCTGACGTCCCTCGTTGGCCGCGAAGGCCCCACGAGGCACGCCGTCCAAGACGGGTCCACCGCGACGCGGCTGAGCCGCAAACTTCTGGAGCGTTTCCGTCATCTCTGCCTGAGACTTGAGGACAACGGCAAGCTGCTTCTTGAGCGCCTTCTTCCCCTTGCCCTTGCCCTTCTTGGCGTTCTTGTACTTGCCCGAGACGGGACCACCAACAGCCTCAACATCGTTGGACTCGTGGTGCCCGTTGACCTGACCCTCCATCTCGCCTGCGGTGATGTCACCGCCGTTGTTGGCGTTCTTCAGGGCCTCGGCCTTCTTGGCCTTCTTGGCCTTCTTGGCCTCCGCCTTCTCGGCGGTCTTGCGCTCGGTCCCCATCGCCTCCTTGACTGCGGCGACCGCGGACTGAGCGATGGCGTCAGACATTTCTGCCTTGGTCACCGTGGTCATAAGGACATCCTCCTCCTGCGTGGACTGCGAGAGCAGCCCTGCGAGATGGTTTTGTGCCGCGCGCATGGCGGCGATGGTCTGCGGTGAAAGTTGCACCATGGACGATGCCTTGGCTGCTGCCTCGGCACCCTCCAGGAAACTGAGACGTGCCACCACGGCCAGTGCGATATCGAGGCACTTGGCGGCGTTGCTCAGATCCCAGTAGTCGTTGGCGTCACTCGGGTCGACGGTCAGCGCCTCCTGCATCTCGCGGGCGGCGATGGCGTCGATGGCCTTGGCACACTGGGCCAGGTTCTCCGCGACGCTCTTGAGTGAGGACGCGTCCCGGGCCTCCCACTCAGGAGATCCCACTTCCTCGATGGCGGAGGGGTTGCCCATGGCCAGGAACGAGAAGTCCGCCTTGACGGCGGTCTCACGCTGGCGCTCCAGGCGATCCATGAACTCAGCGAGACCAGCGAAGGCCAGCGCCTTGGCGGTCAGGTGTGCCGGCGGCACATGGGAGAGCTTGGCTTCGTCGGGGATGACGGCTGTGGTCTCGCCAGCGCCGGCATTCACCGGCTCCGCGTCACCCGCCTTCGGTGCGTGCGGGGGGCGCGTGCCCGACGTCATCGGCTTGACGCGCTTGCCCGAGAGGCCGGTGTCGCGAACGCGGCCACCCTCCATGCTCTGCTCCACGCGCGTAGACCCCTCGGGCACGCCCGGGGACTTCTCGGCACCGCCCAGGTCGGGGAACCTGCGATGCACCGCCGCGCGCACCTGGGCTTCCACGGGCTTGCCCGATGCGCGAGCGAGCGCGTTCTCAGCATGGGATCGATCGTGAATGGGATACGACCCCGAGCCTGGCGCCTTGCTGGGAATGGCGAAGTCTCCCTTGGGGATCTTCTTGCGATCAGCCGCGGTGAGGGTGCGCTTCGACACCGACGGGCAGACGCCGCACTCGTCGTCGAAGCACTGCTTGGTCATCTCCTCTTCCATGGCCTCGGGCTCGTCGCCATCAAGGTCACCCTCGCCACTCTTGAGGAGGAGGAAGGGCGTGCCATTGGCCATCGAGGTCACGCCAGACACCTTCTTGGCGTCCAGTGCGGTGAGTTCCGTGATGTCGCTATCGGGCATTTCAGCTCCTACGCAGTTGCGCTATGCGATCAGGTGTGGGCACAGCGCGTGCCGCGCCGCCTTCCGGTGACCAGCCGTTGACCAGGCCAGCCTTCACGAGTTGCCATCCGTGGTCGTCCCAGACGGTACCGAGCATCCAGTCACCGGCCTTGATGACGTACTCCTTGCCATCAACGGGTGAGGTCTGGTGCCAGTCTGGTCCGCGGTACAGGTAGCTCTCCACCACTGTGGCATGACCACTTGTTCCGCCCTTGTGGAAGAGGTTGATGTCGCGGTGCTTGGCCATGTAGTTCCAGGCCGTCTGTTCCAGCACCTCGTGGGAGGCGAAGTCGATATAACCGTCGGCGGCCCGATTAACATCGGGTCGCATCGCCGGGTAGGCAAGACCGAGGGTGTAGCGCTTCTCAGCGGTGGCCTTCACCACGCACATCGCCGTGTCGGAGGGTGGTGTCGCGGAGCGCTTGGTGGCCACGCACAGAGCAAGCGTCTGTCCCAGGTTGGCAGCGGCCTCGGTGACGGAGATCCCCACGGCTTCGGCCGCACATCTCAGATCGAGCAGCGTGATATTGCGGCTGTCTTGATGGTCGTTGGCGGGCTCGAAGCACCCACAACTGAGACACATGGCTAGAACTCACTCCCAACCCAGAGGGCGAGGCCCAGCGGCACCGCTGCGGGTGCATCTGTGAACGAGAGCATCCCGATGCCCTGGAGCGCTGCGAGCAGGAAACACACGAGCGCAACGACGCGCAGAAGGATCTTGGCGGTCATGACGGCCTCCTCACTGAACCACCAGGGTGCCTGGTTGCATCACCGGCACCTCGGGGTTGTCGGTCACCCGTATCCAGACGTAGTAGGTGGTCTGGCTGGCGGGGACGAAGGTTCCGGCGGGGCCAACCAGGATCTTGGCGATATACGCTGGCTGGTTGGCGATGGTGTCCGTCTCCCAGAGGCCCGTGTACCACACCGATGGCTCCACTGTGGCGGATGTAGTGAACCCGAACTCCACCACGTCCGATGTGGGGTTGTAGGTCGCGTTGCCATTGACAACTGCCTGGACCCAGTACCGGATGTACTGAAGCGACCCCACAAACTGGCTCGGCATCTACGCCTCCCTCGCATCCCAGGTGTTCGACAGAGACGTCGCCGTCCACGATGTTGTAGATCCAACCGACAGCCACGGAACAGCCCGAGCGGTGACCCGGAACACAGGCGCATTTACGGTCCCATTGCGCACCCGGCCAATGAATGCCAGTGCGCCACTGAGGGCAATGCGGAAGGCACGACCAACGGCTCCCGAGAACCCCTGGGTCGCACCTACAAACTTACCGACGGCCAGGTGCACGGCAGATGTAGGCGTTGTGGCTGCCGCCAGCCCCTTGCCCACCGCGCGCCGAGAGCTACCCGCGAACGACACAGAGGCCGACAGAGCGCGAGAGAAGATATTGCCAGTCGAAGCCAGGCCAGTGAAGCTCAGCGCCCCGGTCATCGCCTTAGCTACAGCCCCAGCCAGCGAGCCCGTTGCCGTCCAGGTGGCCGCGAGAGCATGGCCGGTTGCCGCCGCCCTGGCGCTCACGAAGGACAGGGCTGCCGCCTTGGTTGCGGCGGTGGCCCTGATGGCTGATCCAACAAAGGTGGTGGCGGCCGTTTTAGTAGCGGCCACAGCTCTGCCGGCGGACCCAGCGAAGGTCAGGGCGGCCGTCTTGATGGCGCCCGTAGCCCGGAGGGCCGAGCCCGTGAAGGTCAGAGCGCCGGTCTTGCCTGTGGCCGTGGCGCGCACCTGCGCACCCGTGAAGGTGAGGGACCCCGAGACCGACTGCGTGTGGGCACTGCTGGCCGTCTTGAAAAAGACGATGAGCCCCACCCAGGCATCTGGCGTGGCTGTGTTGATGGTCACCAGCTCGGCGGTGGCTGTACCTGTTGGCGGTGAGATGTAGTAGTCGCCGCCAAGGTGGGCGTTGTCGGAGCTGGTGAGGCCGAAGGCGTCCTGGGTCCAGTTGGTGTCGGCTGTCTCGGTAGCAGCAGAGCTGGTGCAGTGGACGCCGTAGCACGTCAGGGCCATGCCATCGACGCCAGGAGCCTGCGAGAGCGTGAAGGTCAGCGTTGACCCGCTCGCAGCCGTGTTGGTGCCGCGAAAGAAGGGGCCTGTTGTGTCGTTCCCGGTGAATTCGTCCAGGAAGGCGATCGTCTTGCTGCCTGACGTGCACGAGATCGTCGGGGCGGCATCCGTACCGGCCGCGTACTTGTACCACATGTTCACGCGACGCGTGGTCTGCGTGACCACGTCGGCTCCGACCGCCGTCCAAGTGTTGTCGGAGTTGGTCAGCGTGTTGCTGCCGCTGCCTGTGGCGTAGGCCCAACAGACCAGTAGGTTGTTGGCTGTCCTGTTCTGGCTCGCCGCCCAGGTGGGGGTCACGGACGCCGCGGCAGCACGCGCTACCGTGGGAGCCGATCCCACCCTACTGATGGCCATGGGCTATCAGCCGCCCGACGTGACCGTCAGGGAGTACGTGAGCTGGAGGGTGTCGCTCGTCGAGAGGTTGACCGCCGAGAAGACCTTGTGGTCCCAGATCGACGGGTAGACGACGTAGTTGCTGGTGGCGCTGGGGGTGGAGGCCGCTGCGTTGGCCAGCGTCAGCCAACCCTCGACGAGGGTGAGCGCCGTGGCCGTGTTGGAGGCCACCTGGCCCATCACCGTGCTGGTGGGGGTGTTGATGGCCGAGGTGGCGATCTCGGTCGTCCAGGCCGCCAGTCCGTTGCCTGACGTGGTGAACGTGGCACCAGAGTCGGTGAGCGTCGAGGACGACGTCGCCGTCGAGGTGCGACCCGTGAAGGCGGCGGCGTTGGACATCGCCAAGACCCACTCGGTCACAGCCAGGGAGCCGGCTGCCGTGAAGGTCGCCACCGTCTTGTAGACGTTGGGCGATGCGTTGCCACCGATGGACTGGGTGCCCGTCATGTAGCCGTTGGTTGAGCCCGTCAGAGAGCCAGAGGTGATGGCTGTCTGAAGGAAGAAGTCCGCTGCCGCGGCGGCGGTGGTGCCCGTGCCGATGGCGTGGTAGTTCATCTGCTTGAGCGTCGCGCCGGCCGCCCACGAGAAGTCGTTGGCCATGAGGTTGACGCCGATGTTGGTGACCAGGCCGGAGCCCAGGTTTGCCTTCTCGATCAGCTTGCCGTTGCGCCGCACCTCAGCGTCCAGGTTGGACTGGAACACCATGTGAGCCGGCGTGTAGGCATCACCACGGTCTCGCGCCCACATCAAGCGCACGTCACCGAGCCGTGCCAGGGTATGGAGTACCCCACGGTCTTTGGGCATCGAAACTTCTCCTGGTGGTGTCATGAAGTGGTGCGCGACTGCGTGTCGCTGAAGCTAACGTGACTGAGGACGGGGTCGCCTGTGTCGGGACATGTAGTCCAGTGGGTCCACATGGTCCCGTCTTCGTCCACAACGGGATGCAAGAAGGGCGTCCACACCGAGTTCGGATGGAATCCTTCGCTGGCTGGCCGGCGGCATCGCGCGCAGGAATATCCGCCCACTAGATCCTCGTTTGCCACGGCAGCAGACAGAGCGGCACGCCCGCCTGGGCGGCAGCCGCGACGTTCTCCTCGGAGTTATCCACAAACACATCGGCGCGGACCGAGGCCAGGTAGGCTGCCTTGCGCTGCGCTATCAGGCGATCGCGCGGCACCAGGATGAGCTTGTCCCAGCACTCAGCCATGCCCATTGCAGCCAGGTAGGCGCACTTCTCGTCCCAGTCCTGTTGCGTAGGTGGATCGTTGTCCACCCCGGTGAGAATGTGGACCTGATGTGCAGCCGCCTTGAGTGCCGACATCATCGACTGGAACTCGCGAGGACACGCGTCCAAGGTTCCATCGACGTCGAAGACTGCGATCACGGGGCGCTCCTACGCAGGGACCACGGAGCAGTGACAACTGCCGTGAGTCGGTGGCGGGCCGTAGGGCCAGGACCCGTGGATGTCGATGGGACTCGCCGCCGCGTTTGCCTGGCAGCGCCGGCAGGTACCACCCACCCAGTTCAGACGCTTGACCCCCGCCGAGTGGTACACGTCCATTGAGGCTGCATAGGCCGCCTTGCGGCCCTGGAAGCTGGCAATGGAGCTGGCCCGGGTTCCCAGCGAGGTGGCGACCTCCTCGGCCGCCTCAGCCTCTTCCAGGTCCCCCACCGCCGACGTGGCGGCCAGGTCGGCCAGCTCGAACCACAGCCCCCAGGCCAGACCCTCAGCGATGGGGTCGCTGGCGGCGAGCAGCTTGTCGAGATGGTGGTGGGCCACCGGCCCCTTCAGGGTGACCTGGGTGGCGGCCTCGGTGGCCGCTTGCTGGGCAGCCCAGAGCCACCACTGGTAGAGGGCCTGCTTGAGCGCTGCGACCGACGGCGAACTGTTGAGCAGGACGCTGAGTGCGGCGTTGCGCGCCACCTTGCGCCGACGACGCTGGGTAAGCGTTGCCTTCTGGGCGGTCTCGCGCACAGCGGTGAACGCCGCGCGCATGGCGTGTCGTTGGGTGTCTGCTGACACGATGGCGGCGAGGGCATCCCTCACCACTTGTTCGTACTCGCCCGGCTCGTCCGTCCGGGCCTCAGCTTTTCCCAAGAAGGCCCTGTCCACCTGATCTCTCGTGGTGGCTCGGCCGAGGTCGGCCCAGATGGCGTCGGACAGATCGGGTGGGATTTCGGGGTCGACGAAGCGACGTGGTGCCAAGCCCTTGCGGAGCCGGTTGCGAGCGTTCTCGCGCCAGCGACGCAGGGTGATGTCCAAGGTGGCCTTGGCCGCCTCCACATCATCCTCGTCATCATCGCGGAGATCGACACCCTGCATGCCAGTGGCCCCAGTGACGCCAGGGCCTCCTGTGTTGCCCATGGGTGCCGCGTCCTTACGGACGTCCTCCACGGCCTTCTCGACGAGGTCCCAGTCGAAGTCGCGCAGTTCCTTGCGCATCGCCTTGCCGGCGTGCTTGGCTGCATCGACATCCCACCAGGCCATCACCTCGGTCTGGCGAGCGTTGGGGTGGTCTGGGTTGACCACCTCCATGGCGTCACGGTCAGGGTTGAGGTTGACGTCTTCCTCGGCGCGGATGCAGTAGATGAAGAGACAGTAGGGACCCTTGGGGTTCTCCCAGGTACCGCACTCCTCGCCCTTGGGGAGGCGGTTGCCCGTCTCCTCCTCCCATTCGCGCTGGGCTGCATCCCACGCGGACTCAGACGTCTCCAGGATGCCACCCGGGAACTCAAAGCGGCCGGCCGCCTTCTTGGTGGGGTCCGCGTTGCTGCGCTGGATCATGAGCACCCGACCCGTGTCCTTGGCCACAACAGCGATCCCCGCCGCCTTCGGGCGCGACGCCTTCACGACCGCCGGCTTGTGTGGCGGGGGCGATGAGGTGTGGTTATCTGGGTGGGGGACGCTCTTGCCGGCGCCGCGGGCCACAAGGTTGGCCTGGATGGCGGCGGAGGTGTTGTTGGCGTCCTGGTCCGCCTGCGAACCGATGGGCGGAATGACGCCGGGCACCGGAACGAAGGGATGGTCGATGAGGGGCGCGTCCTTGGTGGGCGCGAAGGTCTCCACGTCGATCTTGCCGGACAGGGACTCCAGGGCGATCAACGGGATGGGGCCGCTGCGAGTGTTGTTCACGAACCGCGGCGTGGGCCGGCGCAGGCTCACCGGGTAGCCGAGACGAGCGCGGGGTTCGTCGGCACTGAGCACACCGGCATCAATGTAGAGCTTTTCAGCCTGGGCGGTGGCCAGGCGGTCCTCGATCTCGCGACCCGTATCGAACCGCAGGCGCACACGCAGCTTGAGGTGCTGCTGGAGGAACATGTTGACCACGTCCTCGACGTGGCGCACCAGAGGCAGTGTGCCGACACGGAACTGCACATCCACCTGGGTCTCTGATGTGGCCTTGTTCACCGTGTCCGTGAAGCCCAGATCGTTGGGTGTCACCCCGTGGGCCGCGCAGACGCGCCGCATCAGGTACAGAGGGAACTCCGGGTCGAACTTCTCGCTGGCCGGTCCGACCGGGGTGTACTTGGCGCCGGCCGGGATGAACCGGATGCGCCGCAGCATCTCCTGGTCGCCCGCCATCCAGGCGTCCCACTTGTTCTGCCACTCAGCGATCTGGACGGGGTCGCTGAGGTCGGGCGGGGCCTCCATGAAGCCCTGCGGGATGTTGCCCTGGGTGAAGTAGTTGAGGAAGTGCCACTGGAACCGCACATCGGTGTTGGCGGTGAGGAGCACCGACTCCAACGGGGCGCGCCCGTACTGGCTGTCAGGCTGGGGGTTCCAGCACTGGTAGATGAGGTCTGTCTGCGCCAGCCAGTCCCAGGGCATACCTTCGATGATCTGGGTGTACGCAGGCACCACCTCACCCAGCTCCAAGCCCTCGGGGCTGAGGTGCGGGCTGTTCGGGTCCTCATCCGTCGCCACTCGACCGAAGTAGTCGATGTTCGGGATGATGGTTGGACCGCTGACAACCTCCAGCGCGTAGGGCTCGTTGGCGTTGTTGCGCCGAATGTAGAGAGCACCCGCGTCATAGCGGATCACATCGAGCATGTACTCGGCGAGCCACGCCCGAAAGGGCTGGCGCTTGTCCGGGAAGTCCATGAACTCGCGCGCCTTGCGGACGTCGTCACTGACGTCGTCGCGGATACCCAGGGCGGCCTCGTAGTGGTAGTCCAGCGACCGCACGTCGTTGATGAGGTGCATGGTCGCTATCTGGGCGATGTCGTAGTTTTCCCAGAGGGCCTTGATCGTGTTGAAGCTGATCCGACCCCACCGAGGGGTGACCTGGGTGTTGATGCCGACGGTGTAGTCCCAGGTCTTGGGTGGCCGGCGGTATCCCCAGAACGGATCAAGAGGGCGACCAGGCGGGAAGGGCGGACCCCAGGTGAGGCCCTGTTGCGTGAGGGCCTGCTCCAGCTCGGCCGGCGCACGGTTGAAGTTGGCGGCCAGGTTCTCCGCCACGCGCGCGATGAGCTTGTTGGTGGTGCCACCCTGGTTGGACCACGACGTGCCCGGCTGGCGCGACTGGGCGCCCTGCATGAACTGCGCGCTGTTCGCTGGCAGCATGGCCTTCTCGGCGTAGAGGCTGCCCTTGAGCGCTTCGAGAGTCGCGCTGATGGCCTTGTCCTCAGCGGCCTTGATGGCGCCCTCCTGGGCGCGCGCTGCCGCCACCCGGGCATCCTGTGGGCGAAGACGCCGCAGGAGGGGATAGTCCGCCACGCTAACCCTCCCTCGCAGATCCGCAATAGACACAGAGGCCGTCAGCCCACCAGCGGTGCTTGCAGGAGATGGATGGGCGCGCCTCTGGTGCGACCGAACCATCCATTCGGGCGAGAGTCAGGGAGGGGGTAGGAGTGGCCGGCGTGGCCGCAGGAGGGGATGCCACTGCGTCCTCAGCTCGTCCTTCCTTCCCCCCACCCTGGCGCTCAAGATCGTTGGCGAAGTAGCTGATCCAGCCCGCGCCGATCCCAGGCCGGCTCGCCGCCCGGTCGTGAGCCATGACCGCCGCGACCGCCAGGTCGATCTTGCGCGGGGACCACTTCGTCTCCTTGACGATGCGCTTGCCGCGTGAGTTCTCCCGGACGACACAGTTGCCGACGTGACGAGCAAGGCGAGTGTCGGCGGAGTGGGTGAGAGTTCCGTTCACCACAGCGGTCTGGAACCGCTGGGATGCGGTAATCATTCTTTCCGGGCTGTTCGGGAACTCAACAATCCGCAACCCCTCCTTCGCCAGGGCTTGCATGGTGCGCGCCCAGCGGTAGGGGTCGAAGTTGATCTCGCGCACACGCCACTTCCGACATGCCTGCCGGATGGTGTCCTCCACCTCCTCGATGGGGACAGTGCGCGTCTCGTCGCTCGTGGGGTCTGGCTCCCAGCACCCGATGACATCGAGGTGGGGCTGTGAGCTGCACGTTGCCGCCACGATGCCGGTGCTGTCGTCGTTGTAGGACCCATCGACCGCCAGGATCACCTCGGACCCGGGCGGAATACGATCGCCCGTGGCGCGCGCTGCCCATGCACCAACAGGCAGCCACTCCTCGTTGACGCCTTCCCAGACCTGATTGAAGTAGAACCGTCGGGTGAGGGATTCAGAGGTGGCGGGGTCGCGGATCTCCGCGAGGAGGCGGTCGACGTCGAGCCAGATCGAGTCTCCGCGCGCCGCGAACAGGGCGTCCCGGATCTGGGAGTCGGTCCACTCCTGGACCGGGATGATCGCTCCCTCGGGGTCGCGACGCAGGGGCGCCTCGGTCGAGTCGTAGTAGATGTCTGTGTGCTGTCCGTCACTCTGGCGCCACGCCTCATAGGTCGTCTCGGCGACCGACATCTCACCGACGAGATGGGCGTTGGTGATCTCCATAAGACGCGCCGAGCCGTCACGACTCTTGGCCAGGTTGCGCTGGATGGCCGCCATCATGTTGGGGCCTTCACCGCTGGGTATCCAGTGCTGAGTCTCGTCTAGCACCACCCAAGACGGGCGGCCACCTTCAAGGGCGCGGGGTGAACTTGTCACCGCCTCAATGCGCCCGGCGCCCCGGTGTGCGTAGATGATGAGCTTGCCGAGGTCGACATGGTATTCCTCGACAGCCTTCTTGGAGAAGAGGCCAGGGAACACCGTCATCGAGTTGCGTGACTGGTCCTGATTGACTCCGGCAATCTGAATCCAGGGGGCTTTGTGCTGCTTGGTGATGGGGTTTCCGTCACCGTCCCACCCCGCGAAACGACAGGGACCACACAACTCCACGGCCGACAACGCAGCCAGGAAGGGGGTCTTACCTAACCCCACCCCTTCATGCGCCTAATGACACCGCGTCGATGGGTGAACCGGCCATGTTCGTCGATGGCGTACCAGCGCAGGACGATCTTGGCCTGCTCGCGAGTGAACTCCCATGGCTGGCCGGCGTACGGACCGTCGGGCTGGATCAGGTAGTCGGCAGTCCACTCCAGTACCTTCCAGCCGAGGGTGCGGTTGTCAGGTGGGAGGACGTCAGGCAGCGACCTAAGTGCGGGTTGAGGCGTGTAAGGGGTGGATATTTCTGTCACCTCCTCTCTTGAGGAGTCGTGCTCGCCACTCCACCACAAGGGACTGCCCCTTAGATGTGTTACATGGCCGGCACGCTGGGAGCAGGTTGCCAATCGAATGGCGGCCACCCCTGGCGATGGGGATGACGTGCTCCACTAGGAGGGGTGCCTGCACGGCGCAGTAAGCACACCTACCGTTGAACCTGGCCACCGTCCGGCGCCAGTCCTTGGGCAAAATGAGGAATCGGCCGTTCGCGGCCATGCGAGCGGCGCGGTGGTAGGCGTAAGAGCGACGCTGCGCCGGATGGCTGGCACGCCATGCCTTGCGCACAGCCAATTGGCGCTCGCGATGACCCTCGTAATAGGCTTGGGCGTACTCGCGACGGTGGTCGCCTTCGGAGGTGCGGTACCGACGACGGTCTCGCTCCTTGGCTCGACCATCCTCCTTGCGCCTCTGATCCGAGGCACGCGTCTTGCAGCGGCGAGAGCAGAACGTGGCATGCGGTCGCTTCCCAACCAGGGAGGCTCCGCACACGGGACACGCCCTCACTTACCGGCAACCGCCTTGCGGTACTTGTCGAGGATGACCACCGAGGCCGGCACGGGGGACGCCTCGCGCTCCAGCTCCACACGCAGCCGGCGCCGATCCGCCTCAGTCGTCATGAGGTTGCCCCACATGTCGATGACCGTGGCGAGCACCTGGCCGTTGAGGCGGCCGTTCACGGTACCCTGGCCACCTAGGCAGCGGTTGGTCATCTCGCCCGCGAAGAAGGCAAACTGGACGTCTGACTGCTCGTAGAAGCGGGCCTGGCCCGACTCTCTCAGCGAGAGGTACAGGTCTCTGGCGATCTCGTGCCAGTGATCTCCGGGCGCCGGCCACACCGGCTCGCGCGGCGAGGGCGCCTTGGTCACAGGGATCGTCGGCTTGTTGCGGCGACGCCGCTCCTCGGTGCGCTTGGGAATCGTGGATGCCATGGTTTCTCCCCTTCTGGTTCAGACAGCCTCGGCCACGTCGTCGTCGCCCGGCACTTCCTTCTCGACTGCACCAGGGTCCACCCCGCACACGAGGAGACCCCAGAACGACGTCTTGGACTTCACGCAGGCCGACAGGCGGTGCTGGCCACCAACGAGCTTTCCCTCGACGTCAAAGACGATGGTCTTGCCGTTGACGATCCAGTTACCACCCTTCATGGTCTTCGCGTATTCTTTGACACGCTTGTCCTTGATGTCGCGGTGCTTGTGGTTGAACGCGAGCCACCGCTTGGCGGCGTCGGGCGTCACCTCGACCACCTTGACGAGCAACCCGTGCTCAGACGGGTCATCCTGGGGCAGGAACTCCAGCCCCTCGGGCAACTTCATTGGACCGCTCTCCCCTAGATCCGATCGCGCTTGGCCGAGTTGCAGCGCTGACACAGAACCACCGTCCCGTGGCGGGCGCTCCCGCCAAGCGCAACAGGCACGGAATGGTCGAGGGACAGCCGCTCGACGCTCCCGCAGAACCCCCGATGCAGTGTGCATCCGAGACACTGGCAGCACCCCACCGCAGCTCGCTTCTGCTTGCTCAGTTGGCGCCAGCTACCGTCATAGGCACGGGAGCTGTATTGGTTGGCGTGAAGCCGGCAGCGTGAGCCGCCGTCAGTCGGCTGGCCGCAGTCGAGGCACGGCTTTGGTAGGCGCATCGCCCTTACTCCAGCGCGCACCCAACGGGGCCTCGCAGTTGTGGCAGATGAGGAAAGCGGTCTCGCCGGCCCGGAGCTGTCGCTCCAGGCGGTTGTGGAACCCGCAGCCCTCACAAATGACCGTGACACGCATGCCAGGCCCCTTGTATGTGGTGGGGCGCACCCCCTACTCGCGCGGAGGGCACAACGCGCCGGTTCCCGCTAGCGGAACCCACTGACCACCACCTCTCCCACCAGAGTTGGAGGGTACAAGACTACGTCTGAGTTTGCAACAGGGCTTGACAGACGGCGGGTGAGGGTGCAAAAGTCCCTCGCGCGGGGTCGTCTAGCAACTCAGGACACCGACCGAGGTCAGCGACCGAGGTAGGAGAGACCGGGGCAGTACCGGAACCCGCGACACACCACCGAACGCCATTGGTGCGTTTGGGACCTCCCAGCACAACACGAGGGTCCCCTTTCTGTGGATAACCTGTGGATAAGTGGGTTTGGAGCGGGGGTCCTCTGTGGATAACTTCGTGGCCGGCGCTGGGATTGTGGAAAACTATCCAGTCGTACCGCATGTAGATCGAC